CCGGCTTGGTACGGCCTGCTGGCTTGCACCTTGCCCATTGCGTAGCGACCACCCGCTTTACCGGCACGCGTTAAGGCCTCGGCCGTCATTTCTGCGCCTTTCTTTCCAGCCATTGCACCGCCGCGCATCAAGACATTGGCTGGGTCGTAGCGTTGCGTACCCTTCTCGACCGTCTCGAAGATGTCACCGGCTCTATCTAAGGCACCTGGCAGGCGCTGGCCTGGGTCGGCGCGGCCGGTGAAGTCGCGTATGCGCTCGCCAGCCTGCGCGGCCTGTTGCACACCGGACAATCGCTCCGGCACCTGACCCTTTGCCAACGCTGATCCAGCGCGTGACGCCACCTTGCCTATTTTAGCCGCTGCTCCGGTACCTGTAAGGACATTCGACAGCGCATCCAGCGGACGCTCTTGTATGCCGCGTGGTGACACCGACTCTTTAAGCCCCTCTTTAATTGCTTGGAACGTCTCGACGTTTTTTGGACTGATGGAAAAAGGTATCTTCTCGCCGCCCTCGCCTACGGTGTGCATCGCCGACGGTATTACAGCCGACTCAATGCCACCGGCCACGCCGCGTGCCAACCCCTCGGCAGTCTCTATCGGACTTGTGACCGCACCGGCAACGTCCTCTACCAGCTTGCCTGCGCTATACGGCAGATTGCCCAGCATCTTTAATGGGTTGAACCCCTCTTCCGGCTCATACGGCCAGTTAGCGCGGTCGCCTCTGTTTGGAGACGCTTCCGTAACGACCAAAGCATCGGGTTCAGCCGTATGCCATTGTATGCCCAGCGACTCCACGTCAACACCTTGCAGCTTGGCGTTGTTAGGATGCCTTTTCTTGAGGAAGTCGCCAGCCTCGATGAACGTGTCAAAGTATTCCGGCCTTTTATTCATTGTGGATACGCTTTCTTAACAAAGCTGTCACCAGCACCGCCACCCTCGCCGGTGGTAGCCTCGCCGGTAGTTGTTTCGCCAATGGTTGTATTCCACATCTTGCCATAGTATCGACGCAAAGCCGCACCATCATCCGGCTCGACAAACTCGGTGATATAACCGTTTAGGTTTTCCGCTTCTTGTTTCAACATCCTGGCGTAAAACTCATCAGCTACCGATTTCATGTCGTCAATAGTGCCTTGCGAAAGCACAAAACCTTCGCCTCCGGTACGCTGAATTGCGGCCGCTACCTCTGCAAAGACACCTTGGCCGCGCTTTTGCAACTCTAAGTCGCCTTCGCGTACTGTCGCAGGGTCAAACAACTGCTGATACATATTAAAAATACCGTTCATGTTTGCGCTTGTTGGGTCTTTTTGGTAATCGCTCCACGCCGCTTGCAATCCATTATACACGCGGAACGTGCCTCTTTCAGCGTTCATAAATCCTTTAAGCACATCACCGTTTAATTCCGATTTAATGATGCCTCGAAGAGCAGCGGCCGCTTTCCTGTCGTCTGCTTTTTCTTGCAATAATACCTTGGCGGCTGCGGTTTCTTGAGATTGGACGTACGCATCAGCACGCTTGTTCTCTATCTTGAGCGCATCTTCGTCTAGTTTGAACTCTTTTTCCCACCGTTTTTGCAATGCCTTTTGGTCTTTTACTTTTAAGTCTAAGTACGCTTCTTTCACATCTAAGCCACGGTTGTCCGTATCGACTAAATGATTAAATTGTTTTTCTGCAAGCGTCTGAGCTTTTTGTTTCAGCAGGAGACCTGCAAAGGCAGCGCGTTCGTTCCATTTCGTCGTGTACATCATTCTTTCTTCAGCGTTCATATTACGCGTTATATCAGCTAAATATTTTTCGGCCTGTGCATCCGTTAGCTTGTTCTTGCCTACCGCCAGCATCATTTTACGCACGTCATCTGCTACCTTACGCTCAACTTCCGCTTCTTTGACGTCGTATTTGCGCCCCATTTCCTCTTCTTTAAAACCGCGCTCAAAGCGTTCTTGACTGACTTCGCGGCCTAGCTTGCCGGTGGTGCCTAACGCTTGTCCTACGCGCCCTAACAGCCCCATCTGCGGCGCTTCCTCCGCTACCCCTGGTCTTACCTTGCCGCCGGTCAACGCCGACACCAGGTTGCTGCGTGCCATGCCTTGGCGCTGGGTCTGGTCGGCCGCTTTCTGTGCGCGGCCTGCGCCGATGGACGCCAGCAGCGATCCAATGCCTTCCATTCCGGCCAGCGCGATGTCGGGGTTGGCCTTGGCGGCATTGCCCAGCCGCGACAGCAGTCCTTCTCTCGGCACCTCGGAATCCTCCGGCACGTCAACCTCTGCCATCGATGCGGCAGGTAGCGGTTGCTCATAGCGTTTCTTTAAAAGCTCAGACATCGCAGGATCTTCCAACGCATTCTGCATGGCTGAACTTTGCTGCGGCATAGACCCCTGGAGTTCACCCCCAAACTGCATCGGCGTACGGCTGGGTCGCAGCGTCTCACCCAATTGACTCTGGCGTGCTTTTATTTTATCGGGGTCCATCTCCGACAACGCGTACGGCGGTGCCTCGTCTACGTTTGCTATCTTGGGCGCAGGACTCATCGGCAGCACCGTCTCGGATGCTTCGGATGGGCCTGGTGTGATGGACGGGCCGGTCATCGCCTTTGTTACCAGGTCTTCGGTCGGCTCATACGCCGGACCTTCAGTTAACGGGTCGTAGATGCCTGGTTGCAATTCGGGCGCTGGCGCTGGTTGCACCCTGTCTTCCAAACGTGGCCGATGAAACCGTGGTTCAACGTCTTCTATTGATGTTGTCGAAGACTGACCCGTCGGCAGCACCGTCTCCGATGCTATGGACGGCCCAGGCGCAGGTAGGTCGGGGCCGGTGTGTGCTTCCTTCAGCAGATCTTCTAAGCCCTTGTACGGCGTAGTGCCGCCGATGACATCTTTAGCGGCCTGCTGCGCTGCTTGCTGACCTACCGCCATTTCACCGCCGCCGGTGTCGGATGCCTGCCGCGTCTGGTCAACGATACGCTTCAGCTTGGCCGCATCGGTGTATTGCAGCGTCGAGGTGTCAACGCCGTAGCCGCGCAGGATATCGAGGTATTGTTGTTTCAGATCTGCCATGATATACCTATGGTGTCATGTAGTTCATAAAGCCGCCAGCGCCTGATGCGCCGCCGCCGCCACCGGACGATACAATGGGGTTGCGACCGATGTTGCCCAATGCACCTACGCCCTTGCCAATGAGTCCGGCGAGCAGTTGCTTCGTCAGCGGGTCGGCTAACGCCTGCTGCGCTATGCCTGGTCCTTGCTGCGGTGCCATCTGCTGGGGTTGCGCGTTCTTGCTGAACGACGAGATCAGCTTGTTCTGAGCTGCCTGCTCGTCCATACGTTGTTGTTGGCGCTGGGCAGCGCGGTTGGCTAAGAGCGACTGTCCGGCACCCAATCCAGCCGAAATACCCATCATTGCTAGTGCTGGTAATGGCATTATTATGCTCCTCCTATTAGTCTACGCAACAGTTCTGGGTCCATGTCACCCGCCTGTGCTATAAACGCGTCAATCTGCTCTTGCGACATATCTTTCAACACTCCTGGCGTCAGGCCACCACCGGCTGCTGCTTCGTCTATAGCGCCAATCGGGTTGTTCCTAGCTTGCGACCGCTGATTGTCTGTCAATGGATTGACTAAGCCCGTGCCTTGGTCTTGGAAAAGACCCAAGTTGCCTGCGCCGTTGCCGCCCACTCCACCGCCGGTAGGCGTATACCCTAACGCCTCTTGTATGGCGCGGCGCTGCGCGGGGCCGAACGCCTGCAAGCTACTCGCCAGCGCACCGCCGATGCCAATCATCTTCTGTTTATCTGCTTCGCTTTGGTTCAACGACGGGTCTTGCGACGCTAAGATGGCACCGACCAGATCCATGTCGGCCTGACGACCCTCAAGCGTTGCTTTGTCGCCCAAAGCGCCGGTCAGTTGTGCGGTGCGTAGTCTACTCTCCAGCGTATCCACCGCAGGACCGGTGTCGCCTTCCTCGCGGAACTCGCCCGTAGCACCAGCGCGTTGCAACGCACGGTTAAGCGCCTGCCCCTGCATCTCTTGCTCTAGCGCCTGCGCCTGTAGCGTCGTCACCGGTTGCTGGCTGCCGCCAAGGTCAAGCTCACCCGTCGCACCGGCCGTCGCCAAGCGCCGCTGTAGATCCTGGGTCTTGAGTGCATCGAGGCGGTTCTGCTCCTGCACCGTCGCGGCCCCCTCGTACTGACCGGTAAGACCAGCCTCCGCAGCCTCTCGCGCCATCCTCGACCCTTCCAGACCTTCCAACGCCTGCATACCGCCCAGCGTCTCTATCGGACCCCCTGCGCCTGCGACCTTGCCAAACAGTTCCGACTCTTGCGCTCGACCGGCGCGTAGATCTGCTGACCGCGCTAGCTCTTCTTGGAGCGATGCCTGTCGGCCGCCCAACGTCGTCACCTCCGGTCCACCGCCACCGGCTGGCCGCACGCGTCCAAACAATTCGGCCTGCTGTGCGACGTCGGCGCGTCCTTCCGCACCCAGCGCCAACTGACGGCGCAGGTCGGATTCCTCACCCGCCATCGTCTGGCGCACCGTCGGGTCGCTGCCCTGACCGGCGATCTCACCGAACAATCCGGCCTCTTGCGCTACGCCAGCGCGACGGTCTGCGGCCGTTGCTAGCTCACGCGCCTGCTGGCTGCCCTTCAGTTGATCTTCCAGTTGCCGTCCGGTCATCGTCGCCCGTGCTGTGCCACCGGCGTCGGCTACTTCGCCAAACAACCCCGCTTCTTGCGCTATATCAGCGCGGCGCTCGCCGCCGCCTATGGCAGATCGTTGCGCTTCGCTCGTCCGCATACGGTCGGCCTGCTCTTGCGCCTGGAGGGTGTCGGCACCCATGAACTGGCCGGTGACACCGGCACGCTGTAGCTGCCGGTTGAGGCGCTGGTTCTCAATGTTCTCAGCGCCGGTCCGCTCCTGTAGCGTCATGCCCCTACCGGCTAGCCCCTGCTGCGACCGCGCCTGCTCAAAACCCAGCGCATCGCGCAGGTCTTGCTGCTGTCGCTGCGCGGCCGATGCCTCCAGCGCCAAGCGGTTACGCGACTGACCCTCGCGCATTTCCATCAACGCACTGGCGGTGTCACCGCCGCCGCGCAGGACGCCGTAGCGGCTTAATTGCTCTATCGTCGCCTGCTCCTCGTCCTGCTGGCGCTTGCGTAGATCCGCAAGCTGCGAGGCGAGGATCGGGTCTTCGCCGCCGCCGATACGATCCATATACTGGCGGTTGAGTGCTTCCTGTATCGAGCTAGGTTGCGGCCTCTCGCCCTGCCTATCCTCGAGGCGTTGCTGCTGCTCGGTAGCGTACTCTTCGCCTGGGCCGGTAGCGACCGTCTCGTCGATACGGCGCTGCATCTCGTCGGCGTAGCCTTGACCGGCGCCGCCCTGCGTAGCATCGAGGCGGCTCTTAATCATGTCGGCGTAGCTTTGCGCCGGTGATGTCTCAGCAACCGGTTGGTCAATGCCGGTGCGGTCAGCGATCAAGTCGGCGTATGACGACGTAGCGCCCTTGGCGTAGATGTCCGGTATCTCTGGTGTAGACGCAGCACCTTGCGAGTAAATCTCTGGTAGCTTTGGTTGCGTCGTTTGGCCGGTGTAGATGTCAGGCAATTGTGGTTGGTATCCGCTGGTGTCGGGCAATGCAAAGTCAGCGGTGTTGGTCATCGACCGCGCTAGCCGCGCTGCTTCTGCGTCGGCCGCACCGGTGGTGTAGATATCCGGTAGCTGCGGTACAGCCCCCTCGCCACTGTAGATCGATGGTATTTCGGGTGCCGGTGCAGGCGCTCGGCCGGTGTCGTAAATCGACGGTAACTCCGGTGTCGGCGTCCTGCCCGTGTAGATGTCGGGCAACTCCGGCGTCGGTGTTGCGCCGGTATAGATATCCGGTAACTCCGGCGTTGGTGTCTCGCCGGTGTAGATGTCCGGCAATTCCGGTGTCGGTGTTGCACCGGTGTAGATGTCGGGTAATTCCGGCGTTGGCGTTGCACCGGTGTAGATGTCCGGCAGCGGTGGTGCTGTTGCAGGCGGTGCTACACCGCTTACTTCTTGAGGCAATGTCGGTGCTACGGTTGGCGGTGCTACACCGCTTACTTCCGGCGGCAATGGCGGTGCTACGGTTGGCGGCGCTACGCCACTGACCTCCGGCGGTAACGGCGGTGCAGTCGTTGGCGGTGCTACACCGCTTACTTCCTGTGGCAGCGCCGGTGTCGGTGCTGGCGGCGCTATGCCGCTGACTTCTTGTGGTATCGCTGGTGCTGGCGGTAGCGCCGGTTCCGGTTCTTTTGTCTTTGGTATTAGCGCTGGCCCTTTATGGCCTGTTCCACCCCAAAGCCTCCAATCTGGCGCATTAGTCATAGTGCTAAAAGTCCGACCCCATTGATCGGTTCTTCCATATGGCGCGTCACCAGGTTGCGGCGTTGGCGGCGCTACACCGCTTACTTCTTGTGGCAATGCTGGTGTCGGTTGCGGTGCCGGAGGGTTGTACATTGTTGCTGGGTTGACCGCCGGTTGCGCCGCCGGTGCGTTGGTCATCGTTGCTGGATCTACAGTCGGCTGCGGTGCCGGAGCATTGTACATCGTGGACGGCGCTGGCGTAGGTGGCACCGCCGGTGCATTCGTCATCGTTGCTGGGTTGACCGTCGGCTGCGGCGCTGGCGCATTGTACATCGTAGACGGCGCTGGTGTAGGCTGCGCCACTGGAGCATTGGTCATACTGCTCGGTGGTGGCGGCGGCGGGGGCGGTGGGGGTGGTGGCGCCACATTGAGTGCCTGCGACGCTGGCATCTGAGGTTGCGTTGGCGGGGCCACCGCTTGCGATGCTGGCATCTGAGGCTGGTATGGGTTATACATCGACGCCGGATCAACCGCCGGTTGCGCTGCGGGTGCGTTGGTCATCGACGCTGGGTCCGGCATCATCGCCTGGGTGATGGGGTCGGTCACCACCGCCTGCGACGCTGGCATCTGAGGGCGTGCCTGGGGGTTGTACATGGTCGATGGCTGAACCGCTGGCGCACGTTGCTGTGGGTTGTACATGGTCGCCGGATTTACCGGTTGCGTACGCTGCTGCGGGTTGTACATCGTCGTCGGATTCACCTTCGGCTTTTTCTTCTTCTTGTTCTGGTTGGCAGCCGCTTGGGCGTAGGGGTTCTGATAGGCCATTATTCAATTCCTGTTTTTCTCTTACGCGTGCGGCCAATGGGCTTGTACTGGAGGCTTACCCGCCGTATGGTGAACGTCTCGTCGTCGATGAAGTTGCTCAGTCGTAGCATGGTGCGTGGGTCGTAGCCGAAAAGGTCGGAGTCGTCGGTCAGCGCCGACACATCCGACTCCAACGACGAACTGTCGAGGACAAAGGTCGAGTCGAGCAATGCACCCGACTGCCCCATAGTGATCGTCTCGGTGTTGCTCACGATGCCAGCACCCGTCTGCTGCACACTCACATCGAAATCGCCCAAATTGTCGAAGAGCGTCCGCGCATAGAGCCAGCGGCACTCGACATCGTCGCCTTGCGGTGCGATGTTGGCGGTTTCAAAGTAAGCTTTAATCGCGGCCCCATCGTCGTTGTTATTCGTCTCATGCTTCATTATGCGACCGGCGAAATCACCGGCGTGGGGCAGATCGTCGATGACGGCGGCGCTGTCCCGCGTAAAGTTGTTATACGGCCCGAACCAAGCGTTTAAACGCGCTGAGTAGACCACTACGGAGTTCATCGTCGTCTGGCTGGCCCCGTGGGGCAGGTAAAACCAGACCTCTTCCTTGGCGGGGTAGTAGTTGGCAAAGGCATACGGCAGTCGCGCTACGTTGATATCGTCCCAATAGCGGTCATCGAGCGCAAAAGAGATCTTCTCGACTTGAGCGCCGCCGGTCCATTGATAGATGCCGTCGTCGCGGACAAACATCTGACGCTCGCCAGGCACCGTGACGATGGTGCGTCCGGCGATGGTGCCGCGCTGGGTGCGCTGCTGCTGCTGAAAAGGTATCGTCGAGTTACCCGTCGCCGTCAGCGTATGGATGCCGTACTCGGTATGGACGGCAAGCGTATTTTGAAAAGGCTGTAGGCCGGTGATGTCGTAGCCGAAAGCGTAGTAATCCAAAGCGCCCCAGGTCGTGATGTCACCGGCGGCGCTGCGCCATAGGCGGTCGCTGTTGGAGTTCTCGTTGCCCAGCCAGAGGCGGTTTTCCCAAAAGGCAGGCCATGTCGGCTTGGTGAAACGCGAGTCGTCATCGAGTGCGGCGATGTTAGCAGTACCACCGGCCCATGTCACGGCATCGGTGTCGACACCATTCGCGGCGACTAACGTCGACCCTGCTAATACCCAGTTCCAGGTGTTGTCGTTGCCTGCGGTGACCGTCGCGCTGCCGGTGCGATCCGTAGCGGTGCCGCCTGTCACGTCGAAGAACTTATCGCCGCAAAAGGCAAACACCTTCTCGGTGCCTGCGAGGACGACCTGACCCAAGGCGGTGACGGTAGCGCCGCTGTTCATGGCGCTGGCGTTGAACTTAGCGTAGCCCTTGCGCTTTTTGACCTCTCCGGCTAACCCAACGGTGCAGTTCTCCATATCATACAACCCTGCCGGTGAGACTTCTTCGGCCGGTAGGCTGTAGTTGACGCCATCGCGCCACGGCCCCAAACGCAAACTTTGTGCAGCGATAGGCATCAGCTAAGACTGCCTTCTTGCGGCGAGTACGAGAACTTACTGCTGCCACGGTTATCGGAGCGGCGCATACGGTAGGTGCGGTTGCCCTGGACATTGGCGTTCTGGCGGCTGGCGACCCCTAAGACGCGCTCCATCTCCTGATGGTCGATCATCGAACCTTGGTCGTCGCCCTTTTCCTGCTTGTAGAGGGCGCTGACGCCGTAGACCAGCGCAGGCTGCACCACCGGCGAGTAATAACCGTCAAGGCTGTTGGTGTCGTCGCTGGCCGTGAAGTCCGGCACCGATGCGTAGTACCGGTAGGCGATGGTGTCTACGCTGTCGGGTTTGGGGTATAGTGAGACTTGTACGAGGCCGTTGCTGTCCACGCCGTCGATCACCACCCAGCGCGGATCGCCGTCGGTGGAGTGGTTAGGATCGGCCGCATCGAGGTCTTGGCTCGACATGACGATGATGACGTGGTCTTCGGTCGTATTGCGAAAACTAAGCGGCGTCAGGGCGTTGGACGCGAGGCTGTAGGTCTGGGTGCTGGCGACCGTATTGAACGTCGACGCCTTAAACAGCCAGTTCCACTTCTCGCGGCTTTGCACATCCTTGCCGACCATGTTTAAGTAGGTCCGCGCCCCGTCTTTAAACGTAGACGCGTTGCTATTCAAGCCCACGCGTCGCAGCGCCGCCTGAATCACTTCGAGGTTGGTCATCCTACGCCCTCACTACCTCATATTAACCCAGGAATCGTTCTCATACCCTTGCAGGGTGTTTGTCGATGTATTAAAAATCAACATTCCATTGGCGGCTGTAAGCGCGTCCCGCTCCGTTGTCGTCAGGCTAGGTAAGGTGAAGCTAGCACTAATAGCCACGGTGCCAACCTCCACTGTACCCAGCAATGCAGTGTCGCCAAAGAAGCTCGCCGCATTAATCTGCCCAACGCTTTCAGTCATCCTACTCTTGCGCTTCTAACGCCATGTGGTCGAGATCGTACTCAGAAAGGTTGTCGCCGTTGCTATCGAGCCAACGCTCCTGCCAAATACGTATTGCTTCTGGACCACGGTCGGAGATACGTCCTGGGGGGTCCGGCACGTAGCCGTCAATATGAGTCACTTCGCCTATCGCCTTGACGGTATTCCGCACCTGACTGTTGGTCTGGTTTTTGTTTTTCCGTACTCTGGCATGGGTCTTATCGAGGTCCAGCGCCTTGCGTATAGCGGATTTGGTGTCGTCGCTGCCCTTGAGAATAAGCTGGGCGATCTGGTCGGGTGTGACCTCCGGCGCTTTCTCTGCGACGGGGGCGGCCGACTGCGCGACTTCTGCAATTTCGCTAGGCAGGTCAAGCTGTTGTGTTCGCTTTGCCATGATGTCCTTGAAAGTTAAATGAGGGCGACGACGTTATGCGCCGCCGCCCCACTGTGTATTATGCTACCAATCCCTGCAATAAAACGCCTACATGACCGTTGTCATCCGACGCCCACAACGAATAGCCGATACGCGGCTCGGTATAAGCGTCTTCCACCTGCACATGACCCACGTCGCTATCGGACAACGTCAGACTCGACCCAATAGCAATTGCGCCATCAGACGCAACCAGAGCAATCCCGGCCGTCTGCAACCATCCGTAATAATTGGCGGTAAACGCAATAGGAGTGACGCCCGAAACAACGTAATCCGCTGTGCCAACGGCCCCTCTCACGTTATACCACAAGTTTCCGACGATAGCGATGTCAGATGCTGTAGTCAGCGCCACCTTGATCGGGTCGAACAGGTAGATGTCTACCTTGCCGGAGGTGGTCGCGTCGGTCGCGCTGTTGGATTTGATGCGGTACTGTATGCCCTCGCCAGTGCCGTCGCCGCCATCGTTGGCGATCTGCAACATAGCGCCTGCGTACTGATTCTCAGTGACTGATGCCAGCGTGATTTGGAACTGCGTCGAGCCAGCGCCAGGATCGAACCCGCTAGCCGCTGCGATGACGATGTTATCAGTCTCAACCAGCGCAGTAGCAGACAAGTCCTGAGATACCAACTCCGCTGCATTGATGGCTGCGGCTGTATAGCCGTAGCGAAACACTCTGCCGTCGGCTAGTTCCAACTTTTCGCCGATGGGGTACCTGGCGGTAGACGACTCGGTATAGATGCCTTGGCCGTTCTTGCTGCCGATACCGGCACCGCCGACGCGTTCTACGCCGAAATTATGGTTACGGAAACTCATTGTTCATTCTCCTTCGCTCATGGGCGAGCTATGAAGCCGCATTGGCTTGCGGCTCGGAATGGATGTAAAGAGTGCGTTTAAACACCTTGTCCGTTGCCAGACGCAGTGTTTAAACGCGCTTTGTTGTTTAGTCGTTGACGTTGTAGATGACGCCCTGACGGCGACGGTTGTTGGTGGTGATTTGCAAGCCTACGACGATGAAACCGACTTTTGCCATTTGGTTGGCTGGCTCCTTGAACGGAGTCTTGGCAAAATTCATTCCAGCCTGCATGTGCATCTTCAGATACTTCGTGTTTAAGAAGTAGATCCGGCCGGTGCCGCAGTCGCGGTCGTACTGGACCGGAATGCCGCGAAACGACGGCAGGCGACCATCGACGCCAGGCGAGTCCTTCGATGAAAGGCGCTGGTACCCAGTGCCTTCAAAGATCTCTTCGTAGTCGGCGTAGATGCCATTGGTCGTGAAGATGTTGGTCGGCTGTTCGTTGCCTTCGCTGACATCGTTCCAGGTCGTCGATAACCGCACCATACCCTCGTAAAAGTTGGTGTTGACGATAGTCTTGAACGAGGTGTCGGCGGTGGCGTTGTTGGCCTTGTTCTTCCACCAGGTGTTCGACGCGATGGTGACACCGCCCAACGTGGTCGGGGTCGTGCCAGGCGCGTCAGCGATGATGTCTTGAAAGCCCAGCGGTGCTTTGCCGGTCTGGGCAGAGTAGATCGAGCTATTGATCTGGTCGCGTAGCGTCAGCATCGCCTGCTCGGTTTTAGCGGCGAGGAGTTTCATCGCGGAATCGGACTTGCGATTCTCCATCTCCTCGGTGTAGTTGATCGTGATCGGCACCGCTGCGTAGCGGAACGGATAAAACGCCGCCGTGATGCCGTCAATGGCATCGGTATTCAGTACGTCATAGCCGCTAAAATACTGGGCTGAATTTCCTGAATACATAAGATCCTGTTGGATCTCCTTGCCCCCATTATCGGTGACAAGAGCGCCGCCGCTTCTGAACATGTCCAACGTGGGGTAGGCGTCGAAGAAGTTATCGGTCAACTCCTTGCGCTTGGCACGCATGGTCAAAGTCCATGCGGCATCCCAGGTTTCGGTGGTAGATGTAGCTGCCATAATAAGTTAAGTCCTTTACTTAGTACATTGCCTCAAGCAATATACAGCCCGTTTAAACGCTTTGTATGGGC